TTGCGGTTCCCACAGCGCCGCAGCGCTGTGAATTTTCTTTGAATTATTTCACTGTCTACTTGACGGGGAGCAGTTCAGCAATCCCGTGGGGCTTTTCTCATGCGCGGAAACGGAGGAAAGCTATGGGCTACAGACAGGTGGGCTGGCTCGAACAGTGCTGGTACATAATCAGATACAAGCTCCGTGAATTGTTCCGCAGACGGAGGTGACGCCATGCCGAGAAAACCACGCAGACCGTGCGGTCACCCCGGCTGTCCGAGACTAGCCGTCGAGGGCGGACAGTACTGTGAGGAGCATACGAAAACGGAGCGCGACCGCTACAACAGATATGAACGCGCCACGGACATAAACAAGAAGTACGGCAGAGCCTGGAAAAGAATCCGTGACCGCTATGCGGCGGCGCACCCCCTCTGCGAGATGTGCCTCAAGGAGGGACGGCTGACCCCTGTAGAGGAAGTGCATCATATCCTTCCCATCTCACAGGGCGGCGATCACAGGCAGAGCAATCTGATGAGCCTCTGCCAGTCCTGCCACACGAAACTGCACCATGAGTTGGGGGACAGATAACTGTGGTTAAAAGCATCTCATACGACCAAGGAGAGATACTCCGTAACATCTTGGAACTTCACATCCCGGATAAACGGATAGACCTTGACTGCACCTATTCAAGCGGTTGCTTCTACAGGAATACGGGTGTGCCGATACCGCCTCTACGCTTTGACATCAACCCAAAGGACGAAAGCGTTAGATACGGTGACGCCCGCAGCCTGCCGCTTGAAGACGGATGCATTCGGTGTATGATCTTTGACCCCCCGTTCCTTGCCACAACTGGAAAGTCACTGGCGGGCAGTAATGGAAACATCATCAACCGAAGGTTCGGCGTTTACCCATCGGAGTATGAACTGTTTATGTTCTACCGGAAAGCATTGCAGGAAGCACACAGAGTTCTGTCTGACGGCGGCATCCTGATCTTCAAGTGTCAGGACAAGGTGAGCAGCGGAAAACAGTACATGGCACATTGTTTTGTTTACAACGAAGCGGTGCGACTCGGCTTCTACCCCAAAGACCTGTTCATACTGCTTGCGAAAAGCCGCCTTGTAGCTGACTGGCAGAAACGCGGCCAGAAGAACGCTAGGAAATACCACAGCTACTTCTGGGTGTTTGAGAAGAACAGGAAAGCTGAACCGATTGCAAATTGCCTCTCCGACAGATACCGGGAGGGGCGGTCGTAATCTCCGGGACCATTATCTCGGGCAGCGGCCTGGGGTCACGTGCGCGAAAAAAGCGATTTCAAAAGGGTAATTAAAGGTCCCGGGCATTGGAGGTGAGAAAGTGCCAACAAAATCGAACAACACAGGCGGGCGCGGCGGCGCGAGACCCGG